ACACAGGTAAATTTTAATTCCGCGCCGGTATCGGCGAGGTCTTCTCTCACTAATTGGAAATATTCATTGCACGTTGCATAATCCGGAAAAATAACTTCGGAACCCATGCGTACGCATTGTTGGTCCACGTTGGGCGTGCCGAGACACACCAAACCCACTAAAAAGAATTTTAACATTAGTCTTCGTAAAGAGGTTTATCAACGTTTCCCTCTTTAGCCATTTCCTCTAATTGTTTTTGCAAGAGTTCTTCCTCACCTTCGTTCAAAGAACTTGTACTAAATAAATTTAAAACCATTGCAGCGGGTAAAGTAGCTAATCGTGATAAACCTTTTAAAGCTAATTTTGATAAGTTTTTTCCTCTGGCTTTAATTGTTTTTAAAACATCGGTTTTTTGTTTTTCTAAAAGATCATCATCAACAATAACTTCTCCTGATAATCTTGTGTTTTGTGCTTTTGATAAATTTTTTGCTTTTTCGAATTCGTCTTTTGTTAGATCAAGATAACTAACCTTTCCACCATAGGTCCCTTGTCGAGAAGCAAAATCAATTGCATCCTCGGGTCGAGTAGAAAAATATTTCCCTTTAAAAGGGTAATCAATTTGTGTTCCGGGAGAAACATTTTCTGTCCCCCGAAACACTCTAATTAAGTCTTCTATTCCAGCCATTAAAGTCCTTGATCAATTTGTCCATAGTATTGGTCCACTCGTGCTAAGAATTTATGTTTCCAATCTCTTAGCTGAGCACCAGAAATAATCCATTCCTGGTAATAATTATCAACACTACACATCATAATCATGGCCTTGTCAATTTCTGTTTTGTAGACAAAATCGTGGGCCATACTATAGGCAGCTAACTGCATAAAGTAATCCTCGATCCACGCTTCTTGTTTCGGTTTGTTCGTTTGCTTAAAATCCACCACGGTCAGTTCACCTTCATGTTGGCAAATAAGGTCCGCAGAACCCGCATAGAGGTTCGGGTAGTACATCAGGGCTTCAATACCGTAATAACCCTCTATACGGCCCTCTAAACCGTTTTTTATAATAGTTTTAGCCATACTTTCAGCCTGTTTTCCCGCCGGGGTTAAATCAGCAAAGCCTTCGCCGGAAATCCACCCTTCAATTTGATGGTGCATGGACGTTCCTCGGGCCGATGCATCTTGGACAATTTTGCGGGCTTGCTCTTCGCCGACCTTCTTCTTCCAACTATCCAGAAACGATTTGTCTTTGGTGTTACCTAGTATTGTTGTAACAGAAGGTAATGATACTGCATCATCAACGCCAGCGACATCATAAGTACGATACCCATTTTCATGGTTATTGTTCTGGATGAACGACTTCGGATAAGTGAACGTCTCTAGCTTTTCCATCTGGCATCTCCCATTGTATATAGAGGAGTCGGACTCCCATTTTTTTCTGCATCTTATTTAAGACACGGTTAATCCGATCACCCTTTTTACAATTATGAGTATCAGTTTGTCGAATGCTCGTCGTCTTGACGTCAACTAAAAATGATTCGCCATTATCCCGATTGGTGACCACCAGGTCAAAAGGACAGTGGGGATCAAAAGGCTTGGAAACATAAAAGCCCAGTTTCGTATACTTGCTCGCTGCTTTAAGTTCAGCCCAAGTTCCTTTAAGAGATTTTTCATCCGACATCTAAGACCTCCCATTCTTTTTGTCTTCTTTCTTGGCCAGGTATTCAATCGTTTTCGATATCGTGAGGGGCGCTTCAAAAATACTTTTGCTGAGATGCACGAGTATTTTGTAGGTATCCGCCGGAACGGATACCGATTTATATTTTTGAATATCAGGCATGTTGATCTCCTTTTGTTTTAAGTATTTTATAAATGATATCGGACATTAAATTATCTGCTTCATTTAATAAATGTTGTCTTTGAATATGTATTTTTGGAGCTTCCTCTGTTACATCAGTTACATAATCAGTGTGAATTAAGTTTTCTAATTTTTCCGCAGATTCAACTAATGTTAACCAACACTCCAAAACATTTTTCACTTTACAAGGATCGAGATGATTTTTTTTAGAATGAATATCTGAATAAATAACACTAGACCCTAGTGTATTGGTCCACCATTGTTTCAGCATTTTTCTATCTTCATCTTGTGCACGATAATATTCATTAGTCTTTGACATTGATCGTTCCTTTCTTCCACTTGCGAACAAACTGTTCTCCGGTGGAGTCATCTATGTAGTAAATCCAACCATTTATTTCAATGTAAACGGAAGTATCGGATCGTACATCTATTTTCATTTTATACCTTCTTTCTTTTAATAATTAATTGTGGGATATTATATTATTATTTAGCCTCTTGACAAGAACTATTTTTTAGAAGAAAATACAGACTTCTTCTTCAACTTTTTGTTTGCTCGTCCTATCGACCGATAGGGCGGGCCCCCAATCAGTATCCAAAGAATTCAAAATCCGATTTATATTTTTCTTCGATTTTCTTTTTATTCGCTGCGTTAAGTGCTTGGTCTTTATTTACCCGGGTATAGTTTCCTTTATAGTGATGTCCTGGATAGTGATAAGGTGTTTCTAATTCTTCACTGACATGTTTCATACATTTTTCAAAATTTTCTAATCGAACAACATAATTAACTTTGTCTAAAACATCCGCCAGGTATTCCGTCATCGGAATGACATGTGTTAAGGCGTGTGTATGTGGCATTGTTTGATGAAAATCTAATTCTAAGAATTGTTCAAAGGACATGCGTTCACCAATCCAACAGGATTGTAAAGCTTGACGCCAACAAGATAACGCTCGCTCATATGGATTGCGTATCGAATAAAACAAAAAACTTTCATCACGAAAGTGTTTTTGAATTTTATTTTGATTGTCGGGGTCGTTTAAATGTTTTTGAACTTCGGTATGAGGAATATCATGACCGAAGGATTTACACCAATTGACAATACTACTACTTCCCGTCTTCGCTGTTCGGATGTACAGTGCTTTTTTCATAATTTTTTTCTATATCTTCTTGTAGTGTATGAATCTCTAAAGAGATTCGGTTTAAGTCATTAATGACATCTTGGTTTTTTGTATCGCCTTGATACTTCTTTCTAACATTTTTGACGACACGATATAAAACTTTTAATTGTCGCAGATATAATTCTTCTCTCATGAGAAATCCTCCTTTTCTTCTAGGTATCTATAGGTTCCGTCTGGTATTTCTTTTTCTTTGTCTTCGACGCCATAAAACATATTATCCGTATCTTCCGTAACCCAATCGGTGTTTTCCACATTCCACCACGAATTTTGAACTTTATAGTCCGGCCAATCCGAACTAACTGTGAAGTTAGGAACATTCCACAAAATACGATTATTAGGCTGAGCAGCGAAATTACCATTATCAAGCTCGAGAATATGAGCACACTTATGTTCTTGAGGAATTTCAGAATGGTCACAGTCAAGAATGTTACCGTCAGGGCTAGCCCAATCAAGGGTAAATAGATAATGTCCTTTATAAAACTTTTTATTTTTCCCAAGATACTTTCCTTTTTGAGAACCTAAAAAATCAAACTGATGCACGCTAATGTGATAACTAAAACAGTTCCACAACTCCAATTCGTCGAGAGGCATATTGGGCACGGCTTTCCGGTCAAATCCTTTTTGAATAAACGCCGAGATAGGCAAACGCCAATAGCACGCACCGTTCGGTAGCATGATGTTAAAAAGAATCGCACGTCCAGCAATAGAAGTGACCCCGAAGATAACGCAATCAACAGTTTCGTCAAAGCCTTTCCGCATGTCATATAAATACTCTTTACGAACTTGACAATAAATAACAGGAATGTTTGCATTAAGATACGCCATGAACTGATAATATTTTTTCTAATTTGTTTAAATACCATTGTGCCTTTTTTATATCCTCATGTCCATTTTTTTCTCGATGCCGGGCTAAATATTTCCATATTTGGCCTTTTAGATATCCTACAAACTCCTCTTGCGTGAGCTGCGATTCGATTACATCGATGGTTTCAATAGTCTTATTTTTATAATAAGACGGATTTATTTTATCTTTACTTGATGTCACCCCAGTTATCTCCTTTCTCATAGTCAACTTTGTTGGGAACTTCTAGCTCAACAGCACCTTCCATAATATTAATTATTTTTTCAGCTTGCTGTGGATTTTCTACCGAGATATCTAACTCATCATGAATTTGAATATGAGGAATAATTCCTTCTCGATATAATTTTACCATAGCAATCTTTGTCATGTCTGCTGCTGATCCTTGAATTAATTTATTTAAAGCCTTGTATGTAAAGGCTCTCTTAATAGCATTGTGTCCGTGTTCGAGTCTTGCTTCTTCAAAAGGAAGAGGCTTGTGTAAACCAAAAGTTTTTGGTTCCCACATATCAAAGTGACAAACACGACCACCAATCGTTCGAATCCTTCCTTTATCTTGTGCTCTCCGCGATGCGCCGTCAATGAGCTGTTTAATAAAAGGTGCTCGATCGTGATACTGCTTCAATAGTTTATCTGCTTGTTCTTCTAATAAACCTAGTTCAGCAATTAATTTATTTTTACCCATACCATACATCAGTCCCAGATTAATCGTCTTGGCTTCTTTACGATCAATGCCGGCCATGTCAGCCACAGCTTGATGGAAGTCGGCGTCTCCTTGTCGATACGCATCCACAATAT